GGCGCATAAAGTGTTTTCGAGAGAACAAGACCCCCAACCAGATCCCGGGGGGCGGAGTTTCACCGCCCCCCGAGATCCAGCGGGGGTCTTTGCTTTCGCATGTCCTCTCGTGGTCCACTTCTCTCGAAGTTTTCCACCCAAGTCACTGACCAAGGGGTTAACTAAACGTCCGTGTTAAATCCACGGCCCGAGGTTAACCCACCGTCGGACAAACAGCCGTTTGACTTTCTGCTTTACTAAGCGGCGCAATGGAGTCTTATTACCGTACTCCATCGTTTCACCTTTAAGCAGTCGTCTCGCAGCCAATCTGTCTTGGTGCTTAAAAGTTACCAGTTCTTCCGGTAACTCTTCCGTCCTGTTCGCCCACAGTCTTGCAAGCAAGACTGCGTGATCATCGGACTGATACACTTTTGGTATATCAGCTAGGAAAGTCGTCAGGTATCCTTCGACACCGTGACGCGCGCGTGATGGACAAGCTTCGTCTAAGTTAACGACGAATCCACCATCGCCATACCCTTCAGAGATTAGATGCGGTTTTCGCACTTTTCTCCGGAGATAACGCCATACAGTATAAAAACGCCCGTCACACGCTTCAAAACCTTGAAGCATGCTCAGGCGTCTCACACTGTTAGCAGCGTGGTATATCCTAGATTCTCCCTCGATCACTTCCTTCAAGTAATAGGGCGTGCAGTCCTGTCCGTTATACCAGTGAGCTCCACAGCTCTCGCGAAATTCGCCAGACGAGAAACTTTTCTGGCGGTTCACGGTGAAGCCATAAAACTCACTGACTTTTACGAACAGATCATAGGCAGCTACGGGAATAATAACGTCATCCCCATAAACACTGACATCCTTCGTGCTCAGTTGCAGCTTTTCACACACTGCATGAGCAATTCCAAAGAAGATCAGTGACTCCAGTTCGAAAGTAAAGCCGTTCCCCATACTGGAGAACTTCTCGTATCGAAGTTGCTTGCCTTTGAGAGCACCAAACGGAGACCTTAGAACGTCCATGACATCGTACCATCCAGGAGGGATTAACTCCCTTACGGTTGAAACCGATATCGTGTCGCTGGCCGAGGAGAAATCAACAGTAGCAAGAGTTTTAGTCTCGCTACCTACCTTTGAAAGTAGTTGATTCCTCTTTTGGTCATTAAGATCTACGCCAACCCAACGAAGTCGCTTGCGGATCATTGCACCAACGCCTTTCTGGAACCAGAGATTTAACCCTGGTTCCACGGCAATAGTACGATCCGTTTTGCTATTCTTGGGCACGGTGATTACCTTATTTCCCGCAAAGATCTTCCTTTCGGAAAGTTTCCAGAGCGGGTAGGCAGTTGCGTAAAGGTTGCCCATAAGGTCCTCAAGTGAACGCGTTGTTCCGTTTTCACAACGAAACTTGTTGACCGGACTAGTGTCCACTCCTTTGATAAGGAGCGTTACACCAGGTCCCCAGTCTGAAGAATGTACCAACTCATCCGCGGAGAAGTCCCCCAAGATGGAATCGATTTTTCGCAACACTGCATGATGCAGTGAAGCGCCAATCTCACGGTTTATAGTGAGATGGTGATATCCACGAGAGTTTATTCTACCGCATGCTATTTCGGCCTCCTGAAACTTTCTGAGAGCCTCGGCTTTCAAGTCGATGTTAGTCGACAGGAAGTCAGCCTTGGAGAGAAACTTAGTGGCCAAATAAGCATCCTTAAAAGCCTTGTGATCAGAATAATGATCTGGGTTACATTCCATCTCAACCAACTGCTTATGCTCGGAGTTACTGAACATAAGCCATATGGCTAGAGAACGAGGACAGTCAAGGGCAGAGAGGTACAATTCGACGACTCTTGTCGTCACATGATGTGCAGATGTAGACAAATGCATCTCCTTTTAAAGCTAAAGCTTTGAAGGAGTGGGCTAGGTTTAATTAGCCCACTGGCGTGCTCAGGTCAGTAAATCGACTCGAGCGACGCCACGGCGGCGCCCATCTCGGTACTATCATGACAGAACGTCAGGATGTGACCGACGAGGAGCTCACGTTGAGCTTGTGTTGCTCTTTTGGAGAACACAAATTCGACGTTGGCCAGATTCTCCCCGACTTTCAGGGTAGGATCCGTGCCGTCCATCACAGGATGCACAAGCTTCACTTGCACTCGCGCGACTTGGCTTCCCTTGACCGGTTGACGGACGCTCATGGTCATTTTGTAACGAGCGTCTAGGACGCTGTTCGCAGTGTACCAAATTGCGACTCCGTTCGGATCGATCTGGGAAGGGACGTAGTTGACTGGACCGGTCTCACCCGTGAGGGTGCCGTCCCAGTTGCTACCGACTATGGTGGCGAAAGCCGACACAAGAATACTCCTACTTAGTGCTACTGAGTTGGAGGAAAAGCGCAACCGCAGAATTGATGTGGCCTTTTGAGATGGGATTCTTTAACGTCGGAAGCGGGACATCTGGAAGCGTTAAAACTTCGCGCTTACAGTAAATAGTCTTACGCGTAGACGTAAAAGAAAGAAACTCCCAAAACAGGTACCCATCAGTCCCTCTGTCTGACCCAAACGTTGTAATGAATGGATGTTCAGATGGAGTCACGCCGTTGAAGTGATGCAGAGTCATATAGCGTGTCTTCTGTTCAACAATGAAGATCGTTTTATATGACTCTTTTACCACTAAACCGTCTAGGGCTGCAAGCGAACTAAGCCAGTTACCGATCGGCAAGAACCAATCGACAACAAAACTTAGAGGCAGCAGTTCCCAGGCGATATTTGCT